GCTTGGGGTCCAGCGGGTTCGGCTCGATGTAGAGGTTATGGCAAAGCTTGTCCGGCAGCCCCGTCTCTGGAGCCGTTGCTGCGGAGGTCGCCAGCGGAGCGCGCACTCAGTACCACCAATCGTCGGTCTGGCTCGGCAGGCGCGTCAACGGCGCATCAAGCGTCATGCTCGCGACCTCAAGGAAGTCGCCGTACATGCGGCTCCATGCCGTCGCGACGTCTCGCGCAAGCATCTGCGTCATGTCCGCGCCAAACGTGTCCGCCATCGTGCTGGCCAGAATGGCCGCCAGCCCCTCGAAGTGCTTGTCCGCGATAGGGATGTTATCCGCACCCGCCTGCTCGACAACCGTATAGGCAACATCGGCCGAGTCATGGAGCGTCAGGCCCGCCGCCTCAAACCCGAACATCATCGCGTTATAGGCGATCAGTCCCTCCGCCTGATCTTCGGCGCTGACTGTCTCACCAGCCTGCAGAACGTGCAGGCGAGTCAGTGCGCGTCGGATTGTCTGGGTGACGGTGTAGGCCATCAGCCTTCAGCCTTCTTGGCTTCAGCTTCGGCAATCGCGGCCTTCATTTTCTCAGCAGATGACCGGCCATCGAAGCCCTCAAGACCCAGCTCCTTCGTGCGGGCCAGAAGCGCGGGCCGCTCGTCAATCGTCTCGGTCTTCGGTGCGGTCAGCGTTTCGAGGAAATCGCCAACCTCGGACATCTGCGTTTCCAGCAACGCAACGCGCACCTCAAGCGCAGCAATGCGGGGACCTTCACCCGGCGCACTGGAAGCCGGAACAATCGGCTGCGTAGGTGCGTCTTCAACCTTCACATCAACGCCCTTCGGCGGAGCAAAGGCCCAGCCCTTGGGGGCTTCAGCGCCGGGAGCAAGGCCAATCAACTTGGATTCGCCTTTGGGGCCGTAGACCCAAGTGGGGACGGATTCGGTAAACATGCGCGTCTCTGTTTTCTAGGTGGGAAAAGGAAACGGACGGCAGGGTTTTGCTCCCTGCCGTCCGCCTTCAGTCGCCTGCGATAGAGGGATCAACCCGTCAAACGGACGCCCAAGTCAGGATAAATTACCTTACTGCCATAGAGGACATCCAAACGAATGACGTCGGTATCCGCGTCGATGTCGTATGCCTTCACGACACGCATCGAGAGGCCCTTGTGGGTCTCGCGCGCCTTGAAGGACACGCCGTCCGGCAGCTCCATCGGCACGGTCACAAGAGCGATGGCGTTCTTGTGGATGCAGAGGTTCTGCGGATAGGCCGTCGCGGCAGTACCCACGAACGTCAGGGCAGCGTTGTCGGCGGGAGCCGCGCTAACCGTTTGGTACGGGCCAGACGTGATGATCGCCGGAGAGATTGTCAGGGTCAGGTTGCCCGATCCGTCCGAGGAGCCGTCCGCCAGGATAGTGAACTGCTGGAGATACGGCAGCACGCGCTTGCCAGTCGCGCCGGCCGCAGGGACCGGGTTGACTGCATAGACGCCAGCGATGGTGAAGACCTCGCCGCGCGTGACGCGGGGCGCAGCAGCAGCCGTCCAGCCATCGGTGACGAGCGATTGGCTGTTGCCGTTGGTGCCGACCTTGGCGAGCGCGTAAGTGGTATTCTGCGCGGCGCCGGCAATCAGAGGCGTGCCGCCGCGTGCTCCGTTGGTGTGGTTCGCGATATTCTGCGTGGAGAAGGTATTCATGCCCGCGATGCGGCCAATCTCGCCTTCGGTGTAAGCCTTGGCGCTGTTCGGGTTGTAGATGTTGGTCGCGGTTCCAGCGATGGCGTAGCCAGCGGCCGGGTTGAGAATCGCCTTGCGCATGTCGGACGGGATCGACATTTCGTCAGCGCGTTGGGCGGCAAGGGCCACGGCGGCGAAGGTGGCCGGAGTGGCGCCCGGCGTGCCGACATGGTTCCAGAAGCTGTAATAGAGGTCAGCCAGCGAGGCGTCGATGGTGTTGGCGAGCGCGATGGCGGCGGGCTGAATGTAGCGCTCGGAGTAGTCCTCGATGGTGAGCGTAAGATCGACCGACGAGAAGCCCCAAGAGACGTGCTTCTGGGTGGCGACGGTGATCGAGGTGTTCGCCTCTTCGACGTCCTGGTTGACGCGGGTAGCGCCATCAGCGGCGTAGAATTTGACCGGCTTGCGGATAGAGACTGTGCCGCCGACTTTGACGAACTCCTTCTTGTATTCGCGGTGAACGCTGTTCGCGAGGACGAGGTTGTTCTCAAGCTGGAACAGGGCCTCCTTCGCGATAACTGAGGGGGTGATGAGTGCGTTAGCCATGTTGCATTAAAAAAGCCCGCCGAAGCGAGCCATCCTTTCGGTTTGCTGTGGGGTGAAGCCCGCCGCGTCAGCGCGATTGGGCCATTTGTTTTCTTCGGTACTCGGCATATTCGGCCATTCCCATCTCGGATGGTGATTTAGCCGGAGCGGCGCCAGAACCCTTCACGGGCTTGATTGGCGGCGGCGCGTTGCTGGTGCGGGACTGTGCGGCCTTCGCTTCGAGCGCGGCCTGCGCCTTCCAGATTGCTTTGACCTGTTCAATTGGCGTCGGGAGCGACGCGATGCGGTTCATCTCCGCTGGGTTCTTCGCCAATTCGTAGGCAATGTCTTGCGCACCCTCATCCCGGAAAGCCTCAACCATGGCCGGGGTGATGTGCAGCTTCGGGTTCGTGACGACTTCGCGGAAGTCCGCGTGTCTGCGGATGCCGTCTGACATATAGTCTTCGTAAGACTGCGCGGACTGTTCAGCGCTCTCGCTCTCGACTTCGTCCACAGCCGCTTCGGTGCGCTCGATCTCGGATTCGATCAGCGCTTTCTGGGCGGAGTGGGCAGCGCGGTCAGCGACGTAATCCGCTGTGTTATTGCCATAGGCGGCAGGATCAGGCGTCCTGGCGTCCACGTTGCGCAGCTTTTCACGGAGCCGGGCGTTCTCCGCCGTAAGCCGCTGGTTCTGCTGGCGCGTGCGGTTCTCAGCTTCACGTCTCAGGCGGCGGCGGCGCTGGCTATCGCTTTCTTCAGCCTCGGCGGTTTTCTTCGCCGCGTCATCAGCGACGGCCTTGGCATCGACGTCGTCACTGTCCGCGTCGTCATCCTCGCCGGTGTCGTGATCTTCCTTGCCGCGCCCGGCTTTCATTTCATCCGCGAGCATGGCCGCAATGCGAATGTCGGCGGCCTCCTTCTCGCTCTCAACACCGTTAAGCTGGTGTTCGATGATTTCCTTGTCTTCGGGAGCAATGCCAGGATCGTTGGCCAGCGTGTTCGACATTCATAGTCCTCCGGTCATGGCCAGCGAGTAGCGGCCAGATTAGGCGGCAAGCAGAAGCAGGATAATTGCTTCATCATCTTGCCTGCGTTGAAGATCAAGGCGTTCAAGTTCCGCCTGCATGGCGGCCTGCTGGGCAAGTTCTGCTCGCCGCTTGTTCTCTGCTTCCCGTATCTGTTGCTGTAGATACGCCTGCGCTTCATTTAGCGCGGCGCGTTCCGCCCGTTGCCGGCGGAGTTCTTCGGCCAGTCTGGCCCGCTCCGTCAGATCAAGAAGCCGGACAAGTGCTGCCCGCTTCGCGATGGTCTTTTCGTATGCTTCAGCGGCTACCGCAGCAGCCTGCTCTAGCGCCGCTTCCATCGCAGCGCGGTCTTGTTCTGCACGCTCAAGGTCTTCGCGTTCGGTCTGCTGGGCGCGATCTGCGGCCACCCTTGCAAGCCAAAGAGCGCGAGAGAGGTTCGCCCATTCTTCCCGTTCGCGTCGTCTGCGGCCAGGAACAACGACCTGAACAAGGCCGTCCTCAACGAATGTGGCGGACGCTGTGAAGGCGGCGACCCCAGAGAATGTGCCGCTTAGCGCTCCCGCAGGCTGATCCAGAGCGCCGCTGAACGCGCTCGCCCCTGCGAACGTGCCGCGCATCGCGTTGGGGTCAACGGCAGTTTCCTGCCCGCCCATCGCCTTGAAGTAGAGTGCTTTCCAGTAGTCGGCGCTGAAGAAGTTGGCCATCAGTCGAGATCGTATGTGATGGCAGTCCGGTTACCGTCCGTATCCACAGATGCGATGATCCGGTCAGCGCCATCCGCAACCGCGTTCCGTATCGTCACCGTAGCCGTCCCGCCGCCGCTGATCTTTCCTGCCGTCGCTGCCGTCACCAGACGCAGCGCCTGCCTTAGCGTGAGGCCGCTTTCGATGTCCTCACTGTCGAGCAGGTAGGACGAGAACCCCGCAGCCTCCAGTGTGATCGCCGGAGCGAATGAGCCAGATATAGACCCCGTCGCGTACCGGACTGCCTCAAAGCTCGCCACGCCCGTGAACACGCCCAGAATGTTGCCGTAAGCGGTCGTCGCCCCTGAGAAGCTGGCAACGCCATCGAATGTTCCTGCCGCAGCAAGGGCGGCAATGATGTTGCCGTCAAACGCCGCAACGCCTGCGAATGTTCCCGATCCCGAGACGACAAGCTGGCCTGTACCAGTGAATGCCGCAACGCCGTCAAACGCGCCCGCGATGTTGCGACCGGCAGCGATGTTGCCCGACCAGCTCGCAACGCCAATGGCCTCGCTATGGCTGGACAGTCCACCCGCTGTCTGGGGCAGCATCCAGCTTGACGGGTGCAGGTGTCCCGATGGAATGCCCGACTTGGGCGAATAGCCCTCAGCCGTGAAGATGTTTCGCTTTGTGCCCGTCTTGTCCGTGTTCGCGGGCAGTGTGTACGGATAGGCGTTGTTACTGGCCGTCGCTCCAAAGATGCGAACGCCCGCCGAGGCATCCCGGTAGCCGTTCTGAAGCAGGCCCATTACCCACCATAGGCCCAGTCAAAATCGGCCATGATCGTTCCCGCCGAGGTCGTCGCGCCGGTCTGGAACATGAGAAATTGGATGTTCGCCCCGTCCCTGATCCGAGGCAGAGACGGGAAGGCGTTCACGAAGTCCAGCTTGGTGTAGAGACCAGTCGCAGGGACAGGGATTGTCCACAGCGGCTTGCACAGACCGATGATGACCGTACCCGATGCGTGCGCCGTGCCAGCCCAGACCAGCGAGACGATATCAGACACGCCCGTGTCGGCCGTCGCCATGGGCAGGAATGGGTTATATTTGTTCGCCGCCGTTCCGCTGTTGAGCAATTGCCCGACGCCCAGCGATGCCGTTGACGTGAATGTAGTCGTCGCGCCAGCGCCACCGCCCGTGTCGAGGTAGTTCACAATGCAGGTCGGCGCGTTGGCGCCCAGCGCCGTGTCAGCCGCCACGAACAGGCGCAGGCCCTCGCCGTTGGCGTAGCGGTCGCCTGTGCCGCCGCCCGATCCGATGGCAGTCATGGTCACGGTCTTCGTGCCGATGGTCGAGACGTTCGTACCCGACAGAGGCACATAGCCGACGAGGTCAATCGCCATGAGATACCAAGGCGCGCCCGCAGCCGCGACAACCGCAGCGCCAGCGCTCAGAAAGTGCTTTGTCGCCGTCGAGACATTGCCACCATGATAAGGCGCACCCTCTGACCATGTGTCATCGGTCGCCACATAGGTGAGATCAGCGCCCGCAAACGTCGCAGCTGCAGGCGTACCCGCATGGCCTGCCAACAGCGTCCAGTGGCCCGCCGTACCGGCAGAGGCCAGCGTCTTGTTATAGAAAACGTTGCCGTATTTGCCGTTCGTGGTGAGCTGGTTGATCAGGTCATCTTGGCTCGAGAATCCCATTCGTCAGTTCCACGTTGTTTCGAGAAGGCCCGCCAGTATCGACGAAGCAAGGCTGCCAGCGTGGCCGGCTGCGAAAAGGTTGATAACTGCGCCGTCTTTGATCTGGCGCGGCCTGTGGTGGATCACCGAGGCGAACTCATTGCACGCCCCATAAGTCTCAAGGTTTCCGCTCGTTGTCCTGCGGCTTTCCTGCGTTACAAAGCACTCCAGCAAGGGCTGAACGATAACCAAGGCCATCAGCCCGCCGCCGCCCGCCGTGAACGTTACTGACTGGATCGACTGGACGCCTGTGTCGCCCGCCTGCAAGTGCAGATAGGGGTGATAACTCGTCGCGCTCACGACACTTGAGGCGACCACCTGCCCGCCGCCTGCAATGGCGAAGGTGAAATGGTTCTGGCTCGTCCGTCCCGCCGTGCCGTCCTGATTGGTATAGCTGAACGTGAACTGGCCCGTGGTCGATGCCGCAGACTGGCCCACCGCAATCACCCGCCCGCTCGTATAGCGCGGCAGGCTGATCTCGTTGATCATGTCCTGCTGTTCGCCTACCGCGTCCGTGTCTACAAAGGGGTAGTACATGAGCAGGTCAGCCAACACGATCTGCTGGCGTCCGTTCGTCGTGCTTGTCGCGCTAGCCGCCGCGCTCATCAGCTTGAGATTGCGCAACCATTGGGTAGCCGGGGCGACCGTTGGAACGTAGATCCCGCGCGCCGCATCCACCTCAGCGGCAACCAGCGGCTCCGAAGCGTAGAAGTTGGCAGTCGGGCTGCCCGGGAAGTAGCTGTAGTCAATCCATGCGTTCGTCGTCGTGGCCGTCGATGACACAGCCTTGCGGAAGCTGGTGATATGGAACTGGCCCGCCTCCTCAGCGTCAGGCCATTCGCGGAGATTGCGGAATCCCGCCACCGTTAATCCTCAGTGCCGTCGAGGTCGCCCGCGCCGAACTGCGGTTGAATACCCGACGAAATCGCCAGCGAGGCAGACAGCGCGCCGCGATAGAGCACCTTGCCCGCGCCAGACGATGCCGTGCCAATCGCGAAGTATGTGGCCGTCTCGGAACCGCTCGTGCATTGCGGGAACTGCACGAGCGCCGCGTTCGTCACCGCGTTGCCCGTCACCGTCCAGCCTGCGCCAGAACGCGCAACAGCCACACGCGCATAGCTACCATAGGCGCACTCGCTCGTGGTCTGCGTGCCAGCCTCGCCCGGGTCGCCCGTGTGCAGCGAGACGTACAGCGAGCCCGCCGTAGCCGATGGCTGCAAGCCGGATGCGTCACCAATCAGCGCGGCGGCGGTGTTGTTGAACACCAGCAGAAGCAGCTCGTTTTCCCAGGTGTTTGACTTGCTCATTGGATGCCGACCGGCCGTCCCTCTGCGTTGAACTTGATGGTTTTGGGCTTGGCGAGCGATTCAGCCAGCGTCTGTTGAGCCTGTGCGACCGTCTCAAGCCCTTGGCTCAGACTGGTCAAAGCCGCACTCATGGCCTCGTCCCGCTTCGATGACTTGGCGTCGCCCTCGGCTTGGCGCGTCATGTCGCGTGTCTCGCGCTCGTATTCCTTGGCCTCGTGCTGGGCCTCTTTCTCGGCTTTCTCGCGCTTGGCTTCGGCTGCCTGCTCAGACGCCGCGACGATCTTGAACCGCTCCGTCTCCATCGTGATCCGCGCCATCATCAGGTCGATGTTGCGCATGATGGCGTCGTGCTGGGCCTTGCGATCTGCCTCGGCTGCCTTGCGCTCATCGTCCCGCATCTTCAGCGCGCGATCTTCCATCGCCTGCTGGCGCTTGATTGCCTCGTCCTGACGCTTGCGGTCGGCTTCCTCGGCTTGGCGCTGGGCTTCCTGCGCAGCCTTGACGAGTTCGGCTTCCTGCGCCTTGGCAGCCTGCGCTGCCTTGGCGGCGCGGTCAGCCTTCCGGTCTTCAAGCTCGGCCTGCTTCGCCGCCTGATCGGCCTTCATGCCCTCGGCTTCGAGCTTGACCTTCTCGGCTTCCGGGTTCGGGGGCGGCGGCTGTTTCGCCTTCTCCTTCATCTGCTCAACCCAGTCGTCTACCGCCTGCTCCATCATGCGGCCGGCGCGATAGGGGGCGAGGATGAACTTGATCATCTCGCCTGCGAAGTCGGCACTTCCTGCGGGGTCCACCTGCACGATGGGGGCAAGCGCCGTGGTGATCTGGGCGAACGCTACGCCGAACTCATTGCGCGCCTGCTTCTCGGCGTTCTCATCCGGCTGGATGGTGGAGTCCGTCGCGATCTGGAGGACAAACGGGCGTATGCGCTGAGCCTGGAATAGCTCGAACACCTTCTCGACCGTGACGACCTGCTCGACCTCCTGCTTGTGCTTGAGGACTATTGCCTCTTGCGCTTGCATGATCTGCATCTGATCCGGCGGCGGCTGGCCTTGCGCCATGCCTTGCTGGACCTGCGCGACCGCAGCCTGGATTTCCTGCTGCATCGCCGCCTGATGCTGGGCCAGCACATCCGCCTGCTTGGGCAGGTCCATGGTCTGGCTCATCGCCATCATGGTCTGCGGCGCGAAGTTCTCGGCCATGATCTCGCCAGCAAGGTTCAGCACGGCGTCGCACAGCCGAACCATCTCGCTCTGGCGGTCCTTGATGCGGATGGAGCCGTACTGGCTCTTGAGCTGCTGGGCGCCGAGGGTTTCGTTGGCGTCGGTCTCGCCCCGCATGATGTCGGAGACGCCGCTGATCTGGTAGACGTCGCTGATCAGTTCACGGCGCAGGGCGATAAGCTGGGTGATGGTCGCAGCCACCTTGTCCACAGGCATTTCCCAGATGGAATCCTGCAGCTTGCCTCCCGTCTGGAGCGATAGCTGGCCAAGCCCGGCCACGGGTATCCACGTCCTGCGATTGTCCGTCTGCGTGATCGCAGCTTCAACCGCCTCGCCTACGCCCTCGGCCCCGGCGGGGTAGATCACCACCAGCCTCAAGGCTTCGGAAAGCGAGCTGATGCGCGCCGTCAGTTCGTTGATCTCTTCCAGCTGGTCCTTGTAGAAGCAGCCATCGGGGACAGGCACAAGGCTGTCATCCTCGACCGTCGCAAACGCAGGACGCGGGCACGGGAAGAACCCATCCAGGTTCAGGTGCGGCGCGTTGATATCCAGCACCTGCTTGGAGTTCGGGTGCAGCCACACCACAAGGTCTTTCCCCTTGTGCCATAACTCCCAGACGCGGGCTTTCTTCTCGACCTGATAGGCGTCTGCGGTGTCCTTGGCTTCCTCATAGGTGATATCATCACCCCAGCCGTCTCCGAACCGCTTCTCGCCCTGCTCCTTGGTCAGCCATGTTCCACGGGCAACCCAACCAACCTCAGCCCAGATGCGCGCAGGCTCGTGCAGGAAGTCCTTGCGATGCACCCACTCATAGCGGACGCATTCCTTGAGTTCTTCGCCCTTCTCGTAGGTCTCGTATCGGGACCAGACCACCCCACGGCCAAACAGGGCCAGATCATCACGAACCCGCTTCATCGTCTCGTGGACCTGCTCCACGTCGAAGCTGGTGACGAGCGCGCGTTCCAGCATCTCGCTGGCCTTGCGCGGAACAGGCTTGCGGTCCTTGAACCTCGGGACGACCACAGGCTGCGGCGCCCGGCTGTAGATGGACGGCTTCACCACCTCCAGGTTGGCATAGAACATCTGGAACTCGCGGTCTGAGCGCGATGAGGCCAGACGCTTGAGGTTCGCGTATTCCTTGGCGAGATTGTCGCAGGTCTTGTGCCACTGATCGAACGCCTTCTCGGCGTGCTCGATCATCTTGAGCCACGGGCCAGAATCGCGGTCGAACTCGGGCTGGAGTTCTTCGCCGTCTCCCCCGCCTGTTGCCTCGCCCTCCTCGTCCGACATTACGACCAGTCTTTCTTTGAAGTGCGAGCGGGCTCGGGTGCGCCGGGGAGGTAGACAGAGCCGACAGGCTGCGGAGCCTTGGCCGGCTGAATGATCTTCGGCGGGACAATCCCGCAGTTCACGGCGAACTCGCCAAAGGCGTCCGCGCCGTGGCTGTTCTCGTCATGCAGCGGAGCGCCGTATGTGCCCAGCTGCTCATTGCGTCTGCGCGAGTACCGGCGAAGCCTTTGCAGGCCCAGCATCACGCGCTTGCTCTGGTTGAAGTTGACCATCGGCAGGAGCCTGCGGGATGCGTTGATGCGCTCCTCTGGCCCCTGTGCAACGCCAACGTTGATCTGGTTCATCGGAACGCCCAGCTCCATGACTGTCTGGACGCGAGACTTGGCCCCGCCACCCCATTCCCTGTTCCTGATGTCGTGCGGGAAATAGTGGCGCTGGTACTTGTAAGGCGATGTGCGGCCGATCTCGGTTAGCTGGCTGAGACGCGCCATCGGGTCCTGCGTGTATTCCGGCAGGGCGTCACGGAAGCAGTCATCAGCCCCGAAGCCGCTGGCCTCGAAATAGTCGATCACATGAACCCAAGGGTGGATGTGCTGCCAGAACCAGATGGCCGTGTAGTCATCCACCCCGATGTCCCAGCTGGTCATGACCGGCTGGTTCGGGTCGTGCGGGAAGAAGCCTATCCGTCCCTGCTTCTCGGCTGCGAATATCTGGCGCGCGTAGTACTGCGCCTCGGTGATCTTCTCGTATCCGCCGTTCCAGACATGCTCGGCCATGTCGGGATCGGCTTCGAAGTCGGCGTCCTTTTCGGCCACCAGCACTTCGGGGAACCACGGGTTGTCCGACCAGTTGACCGGAACGATGATCGCATTCCTCGGTGGGCTCTGGCCCCGGAAGAACTCGTCTACCGCGTCGGTCTCGTAGCGCGGGTTCCAGCTGAACCAGATTTCCGATCCATCCTTACGAATGGTCGGGCGAAGCAGCCTCAGTGAGCCAGCCGATAGCGTCTGCGCTTCCTCCACCCAGGCGAGATCGAAATCCTCCAGCGACTTGATGTTGTGCGCGTTGTAGTCCTGCATGCCCCTGAAGATGATCAGGG